AGGGCGTTGTCACCGGCCCAGGTGCCACCACCTGCGGCGTTAACAAGGCCTAATCGTGAAGCGGTAAAATCGGGGGCTGCCATTGCTGGGCTCCTAGGGAAAAGGGTTGGGGGTTACCCCGACGCCGGGCTCCCATTCACGATCGGGTGTCCACCGCAGTGGGCCGTCGAGGATTTGTGAGTGGGTCTAGGTGCAATCAGTGTACGGATAAACGCAAGCCATAAAAAAGCCCCCCAAGGAAATGGAGGGCCCCGAACAAACACACCGATTAGAAGATACTCGACCGTCCAAGTTTCTCTTGAACCTTCCTTTGGTACGCGGGGTCCTTGCTGTAGCGCGGATCCGACATGGCTTCAACCAGTTGAGCAGTGCTCTCAAACTTGTCGCTGTTGCCCTTGGAGGCACGGCCACCAATGAGCTTGGGTTCACGGCCTTCGACAGCTGAGTACCGGGCATGGAGACCAGTGACTGCCATCTTCACCGCAGCCATGGGCTGGCTATTGATGATCTGGTTGAAGCCTTCGACCTCCTCCGGCGACAGGTTCTCCCCTGCCCACTGGATCATCTTGTTGTACTCAGCCTCGCCACCAAGGGACTCCTTGATGGAAGCCACCTCCTTGACCGTCAGAGCTGTGTCTTGCGTCGCTTTGTACTGCAAGCCTGAGAGGTACGCATCAACCATGTCCCGGTTGAAACCAGCTTCCGCCAACTGGTCGTAGTCCCCGGGCTCCAAGGTGCCCGACTGTTGCCAGCGGACATTCATGTCCTGGAAGTCGATGCCAGCATCGTCAAGCTTCCCGCCGATCAAGTCGCCGTAGATTTCACGGGCATCACCAGCGGGCTTGTCATCGGTCTCGTCGTTGCCATCGGCCTCATCGTCAGCAGCGTCGTTGTCTTCAGCTTCTGGCGCGGTTGATTGACCACGGCTGAGCTTGGTCTGCAGCTCCTTGTACGCCTTCTCCAGGTCCTCGACGGACTTGTACTTGCCGGCCAGCAGCTCGCCCTCTTTGTCGGCCTCGCCTGCAAGTGAGGCCAGCATCGCCTCGTTGTCAGGCGACAGGGCTGGGCTTTCGCTTTGGGTGATCGTGATGGCTTCAGGCATGAGTCGATCCTTGGTGGTGTTCAGTTGATGGTGATGGAGCCGTCGTCGTCAAACGTGACGGCAGGCGTGGGGTCTGGTTCCATTGCGGGCCGTGCCTCAACGTGGCCAATGACCATGTCAGGTGTTGGGCCCCATTGCTCCACCTGTGCCGGTGGGCCCACTAGGGATACCGGGTCCCTCTGGGGGCGTGGGGAGGGCGTTGGGCTGGGCTCCGGGCTGGGCTGGGTCTGTGCCGTCTGCGAATTGCGGGCCATAAGGTGCTCCTGCTTGGGTGTAGTTGTTGGCGACTTGCGCCATGGCTGATGACTTGAGGCCAGTCATCAGCATTTCACGTTGGGCAGCTTGCTGTTGTTCCGCTTGGGCAGCAGCTGCCTCTTGTTGTAGCTGGTCCTGAGACTTGACCAGGTTGGTTGTGTCGATGGATTCACTTGCAGCCAGACGACGCAGTGCCTCGTCGATGTTCACAAACTTGGCGACAGCCTCAGGGCCCAGGGTTTGGGTGGCAGTGGTGATGAACTGGATCAACTTGTTGCGGTCGTCGCCACGGCCGATGGCTTCAAGGCCAGTCACGGGTCTTGGGTTGACCAATGGCACACCACCTTGACCCTTCGGGAAAGGCGAGAGCTTGCGTTGTTTGCGCAGCACATGCAGCAACCGGCGCACCAGTGGCAACTGCAGCTCCTGGGTCAGGATGGAGTACAGGCCACCGATTCCTGCCTCCAGCTCCTGGCTCATGTAGCGGATCTCTTCCGCGGTCACTCTTTCCCCCCGCCGCTGGATGGCGGTGTTCAGGGGAAACGCAAACTGCAGCCGGCCCTCGATCCGCTCGATGGTGCTGTTGGCAATGCTCAGGTCCTGGGCCTTCTGGGTCTGAATGACGGTGACGTCAGCAGCGTTGCCTTGGACGATGGCTCCGTTCTCAGCGTTGGCCAGGGTCCTGGGTCTGGTCGTGCCGTTGGGGTTGACGAGGAACAGGATCTTGGCCGCGGCCGCAGCACCCTCGATGATGGCTTGGTACAGGCTCTCAAGGGCCAGCAGGTCCCCGTAATACTCCTCGATGTACGAACGGCCATACTCCTCGCTATCCACCCGGTTGAAGCGCAGGGGAATCCAGGGATTCACGTCGCCATCGCACATGCCATGGGACCCAGGGATCTCTTTGCCCTTGGCCTCTTGATACCAATGGACCTTGCCTTCCTCGTACTCGACATGGGTGTAGAGCTTGATCGTCTTTGAGCTACGACCCGACTCGTATCCACCGTCCTCCTCGTCGATGTCGTCGTACAACCCGGGCGGCAGGGCGTCGGGGTAGACCTCTTCCTCGACCACGATCTCGGTGACGGAGCCCATCGGGTCCCGGCACACGACGTAACGGTTCAGGTGAATCACCTTGACGCCGTCTTCCGCCACGTACAGGAGCACGTTGCCCCCGACCAACAGATGCTTGAAGGCTTCGTGCATCGAGGCTCGGCCGTTGGCCACCTCAAACGCAGACATGCCGGCCCGCTCGACCTGGACCAAGGCGGTGTCAAGCGCCGTCTTGATCTCTGGCCCTTGCTCAGCAACCCGGAGTGCCAGGTCGTCGATCTCAAGCTTGAAGAAGCTGGAGTTCGGGGGGAACAAGGTGATCAGCAACTTGCTGGCCAGATAGTTCACGCCCCGGGCACCAAGGCTTTGGTACGGGGTCTTGAGTCGACCCCGGTCCCCTTGCCCTGCATCCGGGATAAGACCAGGAATCGTCACCTTGCTGCAGTCCCGGGCCCGTTGCAGATACGGGTCCCGGTTGGTTTGCAGTTGGCCGTACCTGGCCGCAGCTGTGCCGTCGTCCTCCCCGTACGGCTTGGCTTGGCGGTCGACGTTGCTGGTCAGGTTCAGCTCCATCAAGCTGCTCCCGGTATCGCGAGGGTCGTCATCTGGGGCATGTCGGTCCGAAGCTTGCGGCGACTGGTGCCAGCTCGCATGGTCTGGCCGGTGGTTGCATCAACGGATTCGATGGCTGACGTTGGCGCCATGGCCCCTTGGTTCGGGGCCGGTGGCGGGGGAGCGTTGCTGATGGCCAGCTGCTCCCGGTACTGGGCTTGCTGGACTTCCATCTGTTGCTGTTGCATGGCCATCTGCTCGCGCTGGAGCGCAAGGCTCTGCTCTTGGGCTTGAGCTGCAGCCTTGGCCTGTTGCCGTTGTTGCTTCGCAGCGCCTCCTCCACACATGATTCAATCCTCGTTTTGTTGCTCAAGATAAACGGCCCGTAGCATGCGCACCACCTGGCGACAGCCCACTGCCATCCAGATCTCTCGCTCAGATGCAACTGGATCAGGACAGGCTTCGGGGTAAACCTCGTCGAGGCGCTTGATCAAGGCCTCGTCAATCGGGGGGAACAGATCATCCATCGGTCTTCATGGCGGGGTCGCGATCCGGGTCCCACAGTTCAACCGTAGCGGCGGTGAAGTCGTAGTCCCCGTAGCGCAGGATGCGGGCCATGCGGGCATTGAGCAAGGCGTCGGCAAAGGTGCCGCCGTTCTTCCGGTATGCCTCAACCACTGCGTTCCACATGGCAGGCAGGGTGTGATGCGGGGCCAGCAGCTTCTCAGCTTTCACTGGTCCAAACCCTTTCAGCCCGGGGTAATTGTCACTGGTGTCACCGACGAGGGCCTGGATCATCCAGTTCCTGTTGGCGTCCGCCAGGTCGTTGACCTCCATCTTGTCCATGCGCAGCAGCGGGCCCGGGATGGTGCGCATGTCCTTGTCGGCGGTGACCATGATCGGATCCCGATACGACCCGTTGGTCATGAAGATCCCCATGACGTCGTCGGCCTCCAAGTCCTGGTAGCACTTGACCTCGTACTCGGATTCAAGCCAGACCCTTAGATCACGGAGGCCCAAGGGCTTGCGACGTCCAGTCCGGTTGGCCTTGTACTCAGGGGACAGCTGGTGCCTAAAGGTTGGATACGACGACAGGCACATGACCACTTCTTTGTGGTCGGTTGCGTCCTGCCACTTGCCAACCTGGTGCGTCATGTAGCTCTTGGCGTCCGCCTGCTCCAGGTGCAGGGTGTGGATCCATTCATCCCAGCGGATGTCGTATTCACAGGCTGAGCAAGCTGCGTACAGCAACCAATCAGCGTCGATCAAAAGTGTCATGGGGTGTTCCAGTGCCGGATCACGCCGGCAACGATGAAGGTGTTGGTAAGCAGGTAGCTGAGCAGGATGGCAAGGCGCGCCAGGGCCACCCGATCAGCGATGCGGGGGTCAGGGTGCGCCTTCTCGCCCAGGGCCAAAGCCAGGATGCGCCAGCGGGTCACTTGGGTTGCTCCAGCATGCGGGCCATTTCGGCGCAGGCGCGGAGGGTGAGGTAAAGAGACATGGGCTTGATGTTGCGGTCAGATGCGTACCGCAGTGCGGTGCGAAACCCTTGGCTGATGTTGCCGTTGCCCAGGGCCTTGGCGGCCTCGGCTTCAGCGGCAGTGCAGCGGACCCCGATCTGGATGCGGGGCTTCATCTTGGTGGGACGTGGCATCAGAAGAACCGGATGCCCTTGTACCCATCAACCCGTTCCAGGACCTTGTTGGCCCAGCGGACAGACAGGGGCGGCAGGTGCACCTCCACGGTGTGGAAGGTGTGGGCGCAGCCCAGGCACAGGCGTTGACGAATCGTGGTCTCTGGTCCTTCTTGCCGTGTGTTGATGACACGGTCGTACTTGCTGTCGCAGTTGGGGCAAAGCATTGGTGTGAGTTCAGGTTCCGAAGTAATGGGACATGGGCACGACGAGTCGGCCGGTGTCCTGGTCGTACAGCAACTTGTCGCAGGGCCCTGTCGTACCAGAGAACCGGTTCTTCAGGACACGCAGTTGCATTTCATTGCGCTCAGCAGCGTCGCCTTGTTGGTTGCGCTCGCAGCCGATGACCATGTCACTGAGTTGTGCGATGGCATGGCTGCCACGTAGGTGACCCAGGCTGGTCTGTGCCCCCTCCTCATGGCCGCGGCCTTCCGGTCGCTTAAGGTGCGACACCAGCACCAGGCCGATGCCGGTCTGCTCCACCACCTGGCGCAACTTGGTGCACGTGACGTCGATGGCACGACGTTCATCAAGGTCCGTCAGTCCCGAGATGACGATCGTGAGGTGGTCGAGGACCACGACGTCAACCCCTTCACCGTCAGCCAGGTATCTGATCTTGGCGATGAGATGGTCCGGGTCCATGGATCCGAAGTGGTCATAGAGATAGCAACGACCAGTGCCAAAGACACGGTCAAAGCCATCTCGGATCTCATGCTCGTCGGCCGCATTGGGGTCCAGGTGTATCGGCTTGTTGAGCTCGATGCCGACGATGCCTTGCATGGTGCGCTTGGTGCTCTCCTCGAGGGCGATGTAGCCGACCCGCAAGCCAGCCCGAAGGAAGTGGTGAGCCCACTCCCGACACACGCTCGACTTGCCCACGCCAGATCCAGCGCACAGGGTCACCATCTCGCCACGTCTGAAGCCACGGGTCATGGCATCAAGCTGTGGCCAAGGGTAAGGGCAAGCCGAGTCAGAGCCAGGCTTGATCAGCTCATCCCAAAGATCGTTGGCATTGACGATCCCGTCGGGCCTGGTTGGCGTTGCTTTCCAGAGCAGCTCACGAAGGATCTCCCCCTCGCCGGCCACCACCATGTCGTTGGCGTCCTTGCGGGGCAACTGACACACGGCCACCTTGCCCAAGGGCAACACGGCCACACATTCAGCAGCAGCCTTGACGCCTGGCTCGTCGTTGTCGAAACAAAGCACGATCCGTGCGAACTGACCCAACCAGGTGGCGTTGGCAGCCAGGTACTTCTTGGCGGACTGGGCCCCATTGGGGAGCGAGACCACCGGGTACTTGTTGCCTTGGACCTGGCTCACCGACATTGCGTCGATCTCCCCCTCCGTGACAGTCACGAAGAGCCCTGTCTCCTTGCCGAAGTTCTGGCGCCACAGGTGCTGACCCCACAGCTGGAGCCCAGAGGTGTCCCCAAGCCAGCTGAACCGCTTGTCTGCACCACGTAGGTGCTGAGCCACCACCTTGCCCGCTTGGTTGCGGTACGGGGCCACCTGGACCGGGCGACCGTTGTTGGTGGAGAGCCCGTAGCCGAACAGGGCGCAGGTCTCCTCCGTTATGCCGCGCTTCGGCAAGCCCTTGGTCTCGACAAAGTCAAGCAGCGGGGTGACTGGTGGCGGCAGTGGTTCCATGCGGGGCTCGGGCCTGTCCGCTTTCTTTGGTTGCTCTTGGTGCCCGCATCCGAAGCAGGTCCCGTGACCGTCGTCGTAGCGGGCGAAGTTGTTCTTGGACTTGCACTCAGGGCAAGGCTCATGCTTTAGGAACTTGGAGGGCATTAGCCTTGGCGTTGGCTCAACGCTTCCAGCAAATCGGCCGCACGATTTAGCCGACCAGCCGCCTGGGCGGCTTTTCGATTAAAGGCATAATCGTTGGCCGCCTCCCTAATCCACTTGACTGCCTCCGCTGTTTCCCCGTCGACAGGCAAGAAGCCTGGTTCGCATAAGAAAGGAAAGGATCTTTCCCAGGGAAACCGATATGCGTTGCTCATGATTGTGTCCATGTAGTTGGAATGTTTCCTTCGCACCAGAGAAACCCGTGTCTCTCGGCCCACTGCCAGTACGTAAGGGACCGGGGTGCCCGGCTCAGCTTGACGTCCGCTTTCATGAAGCAGAGCCTGATGTCCAGGCTGGGATGCTGTGCCTTGACGGCCACCATCTTGCGCCTGTCCTCTGAGTCGAACAGCCCCTTGGTCTCAACAATGACCCCATTCGGCAACACGAAGTCCGGGGTGTAGACCGCGGAGATCGTGTACGCCAGGGCCTGCACCTCGTACCCGAACTGCAAGCCACGGGCCTTGAGGCTGGCGGCAACTGATGCCTCAAACTTTGAGCGGTACTGACTAGAAGTCAAACCCCTCGTCTGTTGCCGCTCCCGTTCCGTCGAAGGGGACGCTTGCCTCCGTCTCGCTGGTCGCCCAGCCACCGGCTTCCTCCTGAACTCCGTAGCTGTCGGCTGATCCACCGGATTCCACCAGGTCGATGATTTGCACGGCCTTCAGGCGCAGCGTGATGCCGGCACCGATGGCAGGTTGAAAGAACGGACAGGCTTCGAACGACACGCGACCAGTGGTCCCGGACCACATGCCACGCAGGGATTCACGGTGCTTGACCGGTGCACCCGTGGCATCGAACAGTGCCGGCGATGCTGTCCACGCACGGCCATCACGGTCCATGCCCTTGGCTTTCATCTTTACGCTCACGGTGAAACAAGGCCTGCCGTCGATCTCCTCGTACCCGAAGCTCGGATCGATGGCCTTGAACTTCTGGCTCGGGGCCTGGGCCTTGAGGCTGGCTTTATGTGCCTCAAACAAGGCGTCGAGCTGGTCAGCCATGGCGCCCGCGTCTTCCGCTGGGATGACGGCCGTCACCTTGTAGTGACCCTCGGCGCTGAACTTGGTCTCGGGTTCGATGAGCTTGGGGTACTTGAACGTCGCCTTCGGTGTGGTCAGGCGCAGCTTGTCGATGTACTGGAAGTTGTTCATGTGACGAAGTAGTCAGCGTTGTTTACAAGTTGGGAATCAAACCCACCGAGGCTTGGCCGCGGCGGGCGTTTGGCCTGTACATCCGACGGGAGTTGGGACACAAGCTCATCAGCGATGGGCGTGAACCAATCCCGGGCGTACATGCCAGCAAAGGTACTGCGGATCGTGGCCCGCAGTGTGGCCATCTCTGCTGGCGTCGTGACGAAACAGTCATGGATGCCACCAAGGTTCCGCAAGCCAGCGGCATGGGCCTCGATGGTGACAGCAGCCATGTGGCTGGCGTCGAGGGAATGGATGACATTAGGACTGAGCCCGTTGCCCATTCGCTTGGCGTTCAACTGGGTTGGTTGGTGGTTGGTCAACAGATCCATCGGCACTGACGACAGGTGGTACAGGCGAACACGGACCCCGCTGTAATCCCAGTATTCCTGGATGACGGGGACCCCTGATGGTGAGGTCCAACGCAGGGCTAGGCCCAGCTTGCCGGCCGCTTTGCCCACCTTGCGGAACCAAGACATCGCTGCCTTGGCTGGTGCAATGAGAGCCGACGTCTCCCGGTACAGGATCGTGGCCATGTAGTGGTGGGTCGACATGGCCCCGCGTTTGAAGCACCAGTTGTCACGGCCCAGCACCTCCTGTGCCCGGTCGCTGGCCCACCCGTGGCAGAAGTTGACCACGGCCTGGCGCGTTGCCGAGTCCGGGATCGTCATGACCACAGGCTTGGCCAACGTGCGGTCAGGGCTCAGCCGCAACCATCGGGTCGCGTGTTCGACGCCGGCCGCAGCATCAGCCCGGACCAGGTCAAGCACCCGCTGGAGCACAACGGCATAGATGTCCCGGGGCGCCTCGCTTGGTGTGAGATTCACCAGTGCGGCCATCTTCTCGGAGCGCAGCAGCGCCGAGTAATGCTGGATGCCGGAGCACGTGCAGTCGAGGACGACGGGGTGGTGGCACACCCAGCCCAGGCCATGGTGCCTGAACTGTTGGTACGCCCGACAGAACGCAAGGAATTGCCAAGGGTCCTTGGCCCCAGCCCAGAACTCTTGGTTGCACCAAGGCTCCCGGCCAGCAGCTTCGATCTCAAGTTGGTGCTCATGCACCCAGGCCACA